CTCAATCAAGCTCTTCTTATAAACAACACGACCAACAAACATTCTTTCCATAATGTCTGGAAGAAAGCCTTTGATAACTGTACGAAAGAATTGTCCGTTTGGAGTCAGAGTCACATTTTTCAATCTTGATGTGTCAATTTGACATGTCAAGAGTTTATCAACTGTAACACCTTGGGCAATGATTTCACGCATCTCTGGTGTGTAATCACGAGGCTCAACCAATGTCTCTGGTGAGATATTGTATTGCATAATCAAATGAGGATACAAACTGTTCAAGTCAAATGATGCAACATAATCATGCTTACCTACTTGTGGGTCTTTAACATATGCACCTTCATAGGCAGTGTCTTTAGCAGTAGTTCTCTTTGGTGGAACAATGATGTTCTTTGAACGAAGATGATTAAATGTGATTGCATCCCACATACGGACTTGCGTAAACACATCATCATAATTCACTTTGTTGTCGTAAGCCAAAGTCAATGCCATGTCAATCAAACGACCTTTGGCATTTAGTTTTTCTACAAGTTCTACATCTCGAATGTTGTACTCAATGAACAACTGAAAGTTCTCACGATACAGTGCTTGCAAGCTATCATAGTCATCATATGAAATCTTCTGACCAACTTTTTCTACTTGTGCAATATGGTCTAGACGATATGATTCTTGCGAATAGTTTGGTGCATACTTACGAAACAATTGCATATAATCTAGAGTTGGTAGACCAACCAAGTCATAGATTTTGTTTGTCTTACCATAGAAAGTTTCTTCACGAACAGATATCAAACCCCAAGGAGAAAGTTTTCTTACTTCTTTCTCATCATAAAGTCTTTCGATTCGATTGTGTAGATATGGTACATCAAAGCCTTTTACATTCCAACCAGTCAATGCATCAGGATAATGTTTCTGCCAGAATTCTAAAAATCTTGCAAGCAAAGACAATTCATCTTTACATTGTGTATAGATGATATCATCACGATGTGGCTTGAAGTCACCACATGCGAACACATGAAATTTTGAATCTGTAGAAAGTTTAACTGTGATTGCAGTTACAGGTTCAGATGCTAGTGATGGTTCAGGAAAACCATTCTCAGAACCAACCTCAATATCAAGATAGGCTACACAAACATCTTGAACATTCCAATCAATAGTTTCTTCTGGATGCTCATCTGAAATGTAAACATATTCGTAACGATTGTTACCATAGATTTCAAAGTTATCAACACCTTCATATCTTTTCACAAAGTCACGGGCATCACGAATACTCTCAAACTTCATCGGTTCAAGATATTCGCCTTTGAGGGTTTTGAATTTTGTTTGTTTTTTAGCAGGTAAAAACAAAGTCGGCGTATAAGGAACTTTCTCTTTTATACGCCGACCGTTCTCTACGCCACGATAGAGAATGTTGTTACCTACACAGTTTACGCTGGTGTAGAATTTACTCATTCAGTTATTGTATCATTATTTAGGGATAGATGTGGCAATTTGAATACCGCTACCAAACACAGAATTGTATTGATTCTCTAGTTCAACTACGGGTGTTGTAATGGCAAGAATGTCGTTACGGTGAAACGAGATTCCTGTTTTGAATTCAGCACAGTAGTCTAAGAAAGGAGAGAAAGCCATGCCGCCTTGGTCTTGGGCACTCTTTGGAGGAATCACAACAACTTGAACAGGTTGTTTGATTTTGATTGTTTCATTACTAACATCAACATCACCTAAGATGGTGTGATTTGTTTTAAATGTGAGTAGCTTGATGTTCATGCAACACTCACTTTCGTGCCTGCATCAAGCACGGCTAAGGTTACCCAACGCTTGGGTACGAGCATTTCTCTACCAGAGAAATCATTCATGTTCACTGTTGGGTCAGGAACTCGACCAATCAACTCGACCATATTGTCGAAGTCACGAAGAACCAAATCGTACCGGTCTGCACGAGGAAGTTTCTTTTCGATTGCAATTTTCTTAGCAATTTCAAAAATATTCATATTCTCTTTCATTAACATTAAAAAAACATTATAACATAGTTCATGTTAGAATGCAACACATATGTTAGATTATTACCTAACATATTCTTTCAAGTCAGGAGGTTTCCATCCTTCTGGCTTCAAGACTTTGCCGTCTGCACGGCGTATCACTTTACCAGTTGCTTTATCAACTTTGGCAAAATTAGATTTGGCAACTTCATCCCATGCTTCGGCTACTTTGAAATTCTTCATGTGACAGTAACCTAAGATGACCCAAATCATATCCATACATGCATCTAGCTGTTCAACATCATCATTTTGGTCAACGGCATTTCTAAATTCATAGGATTCTTCTTCAATTAATTTTGCATAAAGTTCAGCATTTTCTTTTGAAGCGAATTGGTCACACGCAAGTTGAAATGCACGAACATCTAGTGGCATGTTAGTCATACTATAGTACCTGTAAATTATTGTTCCAATGTTTTGTTCGGTCTTCTAGACCAATAGTACCACCATTGATTCGTTTAGTCATCAAGGTAATATCTTTCTTATCTGCAATCTCATTCAATCCATTCTTCTTCCAGAACCAACATGCAGATTCAATTGCACCTTCTAGTGTTTCAAGATATGCGATAGTCTCATCAATAGTCTTACCGATATCTTTTGCAAATGCAGTATAGTTATCATGTCCAGTCAATTGAATTGCACCACGGCCACGGTACTTGTAACCATCACCAGATGCCTCATTACCATTACCCATACGAGATGCATAAACACGATTAGCAATCATCTCTGGCTTGCGTTCATATTTTGCGGCAGTCGCATCATCAGGAAAGTACTTACCAAATGTTCCACGAAGACCTTTAGCACCATAATTCAAATTCTCTTTTAGAACAGTGAAGTCTAAAGATTCATGTCCACATTGTGCTAGAAAACCAGCAACTCTTTCTTTAGTGTTTATCTGATACTTCTCAAACACTTTATTGAATGCGTTCAACAGACCTGCATGGTCTTTGTTATTTGGTACGCACTTTTTTAGTTTTTCCAGATTTAGTTCGACCATCTCTCTTGTCCTTTGTTAGATTTTTTATGAACACTTTACCTTCTTTCAACTTATAATCTAGAGTATCACCAATCTCCCATCCTAATTGTGTTACCAATTCATCTGGCAGTTCGACAATAGCGTCACCGTTATCGCATATCTCAACGACCTTTGTAGTATATATCTTGCTCATACTTGTTCCACCTCAATACCGGAATTTTTAAGAAATACGACACCAGCAATATCCCTATAAGTGTTACGATATAGAACACTGCTAATACCACTTTGGTATATAAGTTTGGCACAGTCTAAACATGGAGCATGGGTAATGAACATAGTAGCACCCATACCAGATTCGGTAGATTTAGCAAGTTTCGCAATTGCATTCGTTTCAGCATGAAGTACCTCTGGTTTAGTTTTAAGTTCTTTGCTAAAAGTATTGAAGTCATATCTAGAATCACTAGGATGAACATCAGCAACATACTCACATTCGTTTGTCCATCCAGATGGCATGCCATTGTAACCAATTGATATGATGCGGTCATCTTTCACAACAATGGCACCAACATGAAGTCTTGTTGCAGTAGAGCATTCAGCAAATATTTCTGCTGTCTTCATGTATGCATCAATTAGTTTAGGCTTCATTCTTTTCTTTGCGAGATTTGCCAGACTCACGCTTTGCTTTTTCACTAGCAAGTTCTGCTTGAATCATTGTGCGTTTAAATTCATTGCGTTCACTGTCATTGACAATTGAACACATCATTCTCTTAGTTGTTTTCGATAGTCGAAAATTTTTATCAGATTTTAACATTAGTCCCATAGCCCTTCATAATATTTACCAAACAAACGAAAACCGTTTGTAATTCTTTTCTGAACCACTTGCATACCTTCATAGTCACATTCGTATGTATGATTCGGTCCATCAATCCATTGATACATTGTTGCTTTACCATTCTCATCCCACTTGCAAGCAACGGTCTTTTTATCCATTTCACCAGAACGAAATTTATCTTGCCATGAATCATCAATTTTACATTCAAAAGCAAAAATCATCTCATCAAGTGCCCAATCCCAACGCTTATGATGGTTGCCATCGGCATCATATTCATTTTCTTTTGGTGGCGCTGAAGTAGATTTCAATTCATCTGGAACATCTTCATCATCAACATAAGGTGCGCCATGCGTATTTTCTTTCAACTGTTTCAACATTGGCAGAATGATATCTGCTAGTGTGTGGTCCATTGACCAAGTATCGTATCGGTCAATCTTCACATAGTTGATTTGTGGGTGAACAAAATCAAGAAACTTCAACCATGCACCGCAAATTGGATTTAAAAACTTAACCCACTTGTCATACTTGTGACCAGGAACTTCTTCGTGGTTATAGAACACATCATCATCTTTCTCCCAAAAACAAACAGTCTTCAGAATAGTGTATGGTGATACCCAATGATTACGATAACCGCTTTTGTAGATTTT